TTCAATCCTTTTTTCGTACATATGTTCGAGTAGAGTTACCTTATATGGACTTACATAGTGATTTAGCAGAGTTTCTTGACATACCCTCTTGGTATAAAGACGCTAATTGTAAAGGCACTAATCAGGATGACTTCTTTCCAGACCGAGGAAGTTCAACAATAAAAGCAAAAAAGATTTGTAGCGAATGCAAAGTTGTCGATATATGCCTTGAATACGCTGTAGAACGCAAAGAACGCTTTGGTATTTGGGGTGGTAAGTCGGAAAGAGAGCGTAGAGCTATTCGTAGAGAGCGGAGATTAAAGGAGAATAAGTGACTGCATACTTCGAAGGTGCAGATGAATTTGTATTTTTAGACTTCGAGACAACAGGACGAGACCTTATAGGTAGGAATTACTTTGATAATGGTGTTTCTAAGAATGATGCGACACAAATAGCTATTGCTTGGTTTGAGGGTGTACATCTAAGGTCTGCACACAGTTATATAAGACCAGCTGATGACTATTTTAATTTAAAGAGTTGGTCTCATGCATCCCCAGATAGAAAACATTGTATTAACGCACCTAGGTTTCGAGAGTTATACCCAATCCTATTAGGAAATATTGGAGATAAGAAAATTGTTGCTCATAATGCAAAATTTGATTCACAAGTTTTTCATGACTCAATGCTTGGTATTATGGAACAACCAATAAAGAATGAATGGATAGACACAGTTACAATGTCAAAACAATATTTACCCAATGCAGGTCCTTGTTTTGATACATGCGACAATCACTGCAAAGGACATACATTAAAACATTTACATCACTATTTTGGATTTGGAGAATTTGACCATCACAACGCTATTGCAGATGTTTTTGCTCTAGCTAGGATTTTTTCTATTATGTATAAACCTAAAACAGACTATACTAAGGACTGGTTATTCATTTAACTTATTTGCTTATAGAGGAAATAAGGTTGTCCTGTGAGGCAACCTTTTCTCTTTCTGAAATACCACTTCGTTATGATATAGTTAAAGAACTATGATTGAAAATTACATCTTCGCAAATAAAAACAGATTTAAAATTACAGGAGAAACAGAAGAGCACTACCTAGTAGAGTTTTATAAAGAAAATCAAATTGTAGATGAATTTTATATTCCAAAACAAGACAATCCAGATATGATTAGGAATGCTTTGTTGTTTTGGTACTCTAGTAGATTTTTAATCAAGACCTCATCAAATACCACTTTGAAAGAGAAGAAGAGCTAAAGTTAAATTGTCGGCATCCACACCGACCTCCTCCCATCATCGGCTCTTCTTAGGAAGAGCTGTATCTATATCAAGATTCTGTTAAAGTAGTTTTATGACATACACACCATTACCTGAAGGTTTAACAATTCGTAAATCACCAATAGATAACTTAGGATTGTTTTCAGATATAAATATTGAAAAAGGTCTTAATGCTGGTATAACTCATGTGACAGACCCTATAACAAAAAAACTATACAGGACTCCTCTTGGTGGATTTATTAACCATAGTGAAGAACCTAATGCAAAAATTGTAGAAGTCCAAAGAGTAAGGTATTTATATTTCTTAAGAGACATTCAAGCTGGAGAAGAAATTACTGTTAAGTACACAATGTACAATCCTGTATCTAGTGAAGAAGAATAGTAATGCCTAGAGTTGAGTGGGACCCAGAAAACGAAACTTATAAAGAATTTAAAAAACGAAGAAGTGAATCTCATGGTGTATCTGGTATGGGACAAAAGAAACGCGAAGGTACAGGAAAAATAAATAAATCTGCTCTTAGAGAGAAAGCTTTAAAAAGAGCAAACTATAAGTGCGAATGGCCAGAATGCGAGACAACACAGTGGCTAGAGATGGCACACATTGTTGGAATAGGTATGGGTGGAATGAATAGAGACATATCTAACAATGAGGGTAACGTAGCTATATTTTGTAAGTTTCATCACGATATTTTTGACGGTAAAACAATAACTGGAGCAAAAAGAGAGTACACTAAATTTGTAAGAGCTTACTTGAGGAGATTTGTGTAATGCCTATATATGAACATAAGTGTATTAAAGACATTTGTGAATTTTTATTTGAAGTAACTTATAAAATAACTGAAGAGCCAATCATTAATTGTCCTAAATGTGCTAGTCCAACTAAAAGACAGGTATCTAGCAATGTAATGTTTGAGACACCAATGGATGCAGAGTTTGTAGAAGACCCTTCAACATTAAGTGCCAAGTCATTAGCACAACGACAAAAAGCAAGTAAGCAAAAATATAGATGGTAGGAGATTATGGATTATAAATATATAACAGAAGAAGACAAGTTAGCAATTATAGAGAACCAACTTAAACAATTAGAAGGAAATCATTTTAGTATGTCTTTAGTTGAACCTTCACAATTACAGTCACCAGATGAGCATATGGTTTGGAAACAACAAATAACAGCTATTGAAAAATCTATTGAAAGAATGAGAAAATTTCAATCAAAAGAAAAGAATGGCTAAATATGCACCAAAACTTCCAGGACTACATGTTGCGCAACAAACTGTGGCAGATTCTGATGCAAGGTGGAAAATACTTTGTGCTGGTAGGCGTTTTGGTAAAACTAGACTTGGTGTACAACTTTGCATACAAACAGCATTGGCTGGTGGTAGAGCTTGGTGGGTTGCTCCTACTTATAGTATTGCTAGGGTTGGCTGGAGAGCTCTAGAAAATGCCGCTTTATCATTTCCTAAAGAAATTGAACCTAAAATCTCTATTGCTAACATGGAAGTTAATTTTCCCAATGGTGGTTTTATTGCTTGTAAGTCTGCTGATAATCCGCAAAGACTAAGAGGAGAAGGTTTAGATTTTATTGTCATAGACGAAGCAGCTTTCGTTAAAGAAGAAGTATGGCATGAAGTCTTGAGACCTACACTAACCGAAAGAAAAGGTGGTGCTTTATTTATATCAACCCCTCTTGGTGTAGGAAATTGGTTTTATGACTTATGGGAAAGAGCTGACGGTAGAGATGATTGGGAAAGATTTAAATTCGCAACAACTGATAATCCAGCAATAGACCCCGAAGAAGTTGAATCAGCCAAAACTGAAGTAGGCTCTATAGTCTTTGCTCAAGAATACATGGCTGAATTTATTGAAGCTGGTCAAGGTTTATTTAAACAAGACTGGTTTTCTTACTTTGACCAAATGGATGATGGATTTTATATTGGTGGTGGTGGACAGTTTAATCCAACGATGCTAACTCATTTCGGAACTATGGATGTTGCAGTTACTACTGAAGAAAGAAGTGATTACACTGTAATTGTTAGTTGTGCAATGACTCCTGAGGGCAAAATCTTTATTGAAGATATATTTAGAGATAAAATTGAATCTCCAGACATAATCCCTACAGCTAAAAGATTTGCAAGTAAATATAACTGGTCTTACATTTGCATTGAAAATCAAGGTTTGTCTAAACCATTTATTCAAGAAGCTAATAGGAGTGGTTTAAGGGTAAAAGAAATAAGAGCTGAAAAAGATAAAATAACCAAAAGTTTACCACTATCAGCTAGGATGGAGTCAGGTGACATCCTTTTTAAGAAGGGTGCATTTTGGTTGGCGGACTTAGAAAGAGAACTGTTGACCTTCCCTGTCGGAAAAAATGATGACATGGTAGACGCTCTGGGATTAGCAGCTAGTACACTTTCAGCTAGAAGAGAGTGGACAGCGTATTAGAGTACTGGGTACATGGAAGAAAAAAGTAGATTTCAAAAAGCTTTAGATGTCTTTAGACCTTCACAAAGAGGGAATGAAGAGAAATTACAATCGAATTATAATCAAATGTTTGGCAACGATGCCTCCATTTTTGGTTACAATACCTCATCAGGATTTGTAGAATCCAATAAATTAAAAGAAATAGGAGATGGTTCAGGCAACTCTGCTGTAATTGCTTGTTTGAATGTTTTATCAACTTCTTTTTCAGAACCTCCATTACAAATTGTAAAAAGAGACCAAATTTTTGGCGATAGAGAAATACAATATAATCATCCATTAGCAGAGCTTTATCATAGACCTAATCCTTTTATGTCTCAAAACTTACTTTCTCACTACATAATTATGGCACTCAATACTCTTGGTGATGCTTACTTATACAAAAATCGTAATAAACAAGGACAAGTTGTAGAACTAGTACCTTTAATGCCTCATATGGTAGAAGTAAGAGGAACTGAACAAAAGCTAATTACTCATTATGAATATTACGCTTACGGTAAAGGTGATTTTGTAAAAATACCATTTGAAGATATGGTACATATCCGACAAGGAATAGACCCAAATGACCACAGAAGAGGACACGCTCCACTTAAAACAGTATTAAGAGAAATTTTAGGAGACGAAGCTGCAGGACAATTTACTTTTTCCTTGTTAGATAACATGGCAGTTCCTGGTGTAGTACTTACTCCAAGGTCAGATGGCTATGGAGGTCCTACAAGAGAAGAAGCAGAGTCAATATCTGCAATGTATAAAGAAAAGTTTGGTGGAGCCAACAGAGGTGCTCCAATGGTTTTATCAGGTTCAATGAACGTAGAGGTAGTTTCTTTTTCACCTGAACAAATGAGACTAGCTTCCTTAAGAAGAATACCGGAAGAAAGAGTATCTGCAGTTTTAGGTGTCCCAGCTATTCTCGCTGGTCTTGGAGCTGGATTAGATTCAGCCACTTTTAACAATACAAAAGAACTTAAAGAATTTTTTACAGAACAAAAATTGATACCTATGTGGAAAACAGTAGCTGCTGAATTAACGCATCAATTACTAATTCCTGATTTTGGCGATAAAGGTTTGATTTGTGATTACGATGTTCAATCTGTTAGAGCACTACAACCTGATGTAGACAATCTTTACAAAAGAGTAAACATGGGTGTATCTGGTGGTTGGATAACTATTGGTGAAGCTAGAAAAGTTGTAGGACTAGAGGTAGACCAAAACCATGATGTTTATCTTAGACCTTTAAACATGATTCAAGTAGATGATGAGGGTCAAGCAATTCTTAATGACCCACCTCAACAAAATAGAGATGCTTCTAGAAGAGAACAAGAACAATTACAAGCTGCTGATACTTCTATTTCTACAGAACAAAAAGATACTTTAGGAACAGAGGAAGGCATACCAGAATCCACTAGGAACCCAAAAGTTGTAATGAATGATGAACCAAGAAGTGAAGAAAAGTATATTGCCAAGATGCCTAATGGTGCTTTCTGTGTACTTAGTCATGAAACAAACAAAGTAATAAAATGTTTTGA